CCGTCGATGCCCGGTCGGTCGAAGGTACGGACAAGGCAGTCTATGAGCAAATCATCCACGAATACGGGCCTGACAGCGTTCAGGCTCACGTCGAAGTCTACGGTGAGTTTCCCAGTGCTGGAGATGATCAGTTCATCCCCGTTCATCTCGTCGATGACGCCATGGACCGCCCCCGCTACAAGGACACCTCAGCCCCCATCGTACTGGGCGTCGATCCAGCGCGTTTCGGTGCCGACGCGACGGTCATCGCGGTAAGGCAGGGGCGTGACCTGGTCGCCATCAAGCGGTACAGGGGCGACGACACCATGGAGGTGGTCGGCCGCGTCATCGAGGCCATCGAGGAGTACAAGCCTGCACTCGTCGTCATCGACGAGGGCGGGTTGGGGGCGGGGGTCGTGGACCGCCTCAAGGAGCAGCGCTACAAGGTCAGGGGAGTGAACTTTGGGTCGAGGTCATCCAAGCCAGTCATGTATGGCAACAAACGTTCAGAAATGTGGGGGTCGATGCGGGAATGGCTGAAAAGCGCGTCGATCAGCCCGGACCGGACGCTGAAGAGCGACCTGATCTCGCCCATGATGAAGCCGGACAGCAAAGGGGCGATCTATCTCGAGGGCAAGAAAGAGATGAAAGCCCGAGGCCTCGCCTCACCAGACGCCGCGGACGCGATAGCCGTTACGTTCGCGTTCCCTGTCGGCTCACGAACCGAGCGCGTTGACAAGTCGCCGCGCAGGGCCTATGGTCAGTCCAGTGTTGCAACCTCTTGGCTAGGGTCATAATGGCGCGCAAAGGCGTATCGCTGTCAGTGGGACGGGGCGAAAAGCTACCCGTCTCCAAAGGCGCTGGCCTGACAGCCAAGGGCCGGGCCAAGTACAACGCCGCCACGGGCAGCAAGCTGAAGCCCCCGCAGCCCGAGGGCGGCGCGCGCAAGAGGTCATTTTGCGCCCGTATGGGCGGCGTAGTCGCCAAATCGAAGAACGCAGAACGGGCGAAAGCCTCCATGCGGCGGTGGAAGTGCTAAAAATGGCGTCAAAACCCGGACTTTACAGCAATATTCACGCTAAACGCGCCCGGATCGCCGCCGGATCAGGCGAAAAGATGCGCAAACCAGGCACGAAGGGCGCACCGACCGCCGCTGCCTTCCGCAAGTCGGCCAAAACACGGAAAAAGTGATATGCCGCTCGTCAAATCAGCCACAAAATCCGCATTTCGCAAGAATATCGCCGCTGAAATCAAGTCTGGACGCCCCCAGAAGCAGGCGGCAGCCATTGCATACGCCGTCCAGCGCGCTGCCAAGGGCAAGCCGAAGGCTGGCGGGGATATGAAGTACACGCAGCCGATGCCAATGCCCAAGCCGAAGACCGGCGGCATGAAGAGAACCATGCCCATGCCCGCACCCAAGCCGAAAATGGGCCGTGCCAACATGATGGCGCGCACAATGATGAAAAAAGGGGTCTAAAATGGCCGAACAGAGCGTTACACGCAGCGGTAAGAGCAGCAGCCAACGCAAGAGCGAGGCGCAGTCCGTCAGCCGTGCTGGCAAGGGCGACCTTCAGACCGGTGTTTATGGTAAGACGACCATGGCCAACCCGATTGGCCGTCGTTATGCCTCGCCAATCGGCCCATCCAATCGCGGCTTTATACCCGGCGGCGACGGAATTATGGCACTAAACAACATTCGGATGACGCCTACAAGCAAAGCTCCTAAAGCGACGCCAAACGTCATTCCCGCCGCGCAGGTCATCAGCAACGTGACCCGCGAGCGCACGTCACCCGCGCCGTCCCGCCCCGCAGCGCCCGCCCGCATGGGCGTCACGCCAGCAACCGGCAAGACGACGGGCTTCACGTCTGGCACCAAGACCGGCACGACCATGACCAAGGCCGGTAAGGCCTTCAAGACGGCCGAGAGCGCCTATCAGCGTCAGCAGCGCATGGCGTTGGAAAAGATGGGTGTTGCAGGCCCTCGCGGTGGCACTAGCAAGACCAGCAGCAGCGCTGGCGGTATGCGCAGCACGGGCGGCGGTTCGCGTAGCTCTGGCGGCGGCGCCGTTGGCAGCACCTCAGGAACGCGCGGCTACGGATCCGGCGGCAACGTGGGCCGTGGAGACGTCGGTGCAGGACGCAGGGGCGGCGGACGGTAAATGGCTGACAACAGCGGCATCAAGGGCGCGGAGATCGTCGCAGACGGCGGGACGGACAAGGCTGACCTGCTCGCCACCATGCGCTCGCGCTTTACCATGGCCATCTCGGCATATGGTGAGAGCCGTGAAGACGAGTTGGACGACCTGCGTTTCATGGCAGGCTCGCCCGACAACCAGTGGCAGTGGCCAGCCGACGTGCTGGCCACCCGTGGTTCCGTGCAGGGCCAGACCATCAACGCGCGTCCGTGCCTGACCATCAACAAGCTGCCGCAGCACGTCCGGCAGGTTACCAACCAGCAGCGGCAGAACCGCCCGTCTGGCAAGGTGATCCCGGCCGACGACAACGCCGACGTAGCCGTGGCCGAGGTGTTCGATGGCATCATCCGGCACATCGAGTACATGTCCGACGCCGACGTGGCTTACGACACCGCCTGCGACAACCAGGTGACCTACGGCGAGGGCTACATCCGCATCCTGACCGAGTACGCCCGCGAGGACAGCTTCGATCAGGACCTGCGCATCGGGCGCATTCGCAACGCTTTCAGCGTCTACATGGACCCGACGATCCAGGACCCGTGCGGTTCTGACGCCCAGTGGTGCTTCATCACCGAGGACATCGTCAAGGCCGACTACGAGCGCATGTTCCCGGACGCAGCACCCATCTCGTCCATCCTGACCCGTGGCATTGGCGACCAGTCGCTCTCCATGTGGCTGTCGGAGAACACCATCCGCATCGCGGAGTATTTCTACATCGACCACAAGAAGGCGACGCTGCACCTCTATCCGGGCAACGTCACGGCCTTCAAGGGGACGCCGCAGGACCAGAACCTTGCGGCCATGTTCGGCAAGCCGCTGCGCACCCGCGTCGTGGACCGCCGCCGTGTCATGTGGCTCAAGACCAACGGCTACGAGGTGCTTGAGGAGCGTGAGTGGGCGGGCAAGTACATCCCCGTCGTCCGCGTCGTCGGCAACGAGTTTGAGGTCGATGGCCGCCTCTACGTCTCCGGCCTTGTGCGCAACGCCAAGGACGCGCAACGCATGTACAACTACTGGGTCAGTCAGGAAGCAGAAATGCTGGCTCTGGCCCCCAAGGCACCCTTCATTGGCTATGGCGGCCAGTTTGAAGGCTATGAGATGCAGTGGAAGACGGCCAACACCAACAACTGGCCGTACCTCGAAGTGAACCCGGATGTGACAGACGGCGCGGGCAATGTCCTGCCTCTCCCGCAGCGTGCGCAGCCGCCGCTGGCACAGACGGGCCTTATTCAGGCCAAGATGGGCGCTGCCGAGGACATCAAGGCCACCACGGGCCAGTACAACGCCTCGCTGGGCCAGCAAGGCAATGAGCGCTCCGGCCGGGCTATCCTTGCCCGCGTGCAGGAGGGCGACACCGGCACCTACCACTTCGTGGACAACCTCGGCCGCGCCATCCGCCACGTCACGCGCCAGCTTGTGGACCTGATCCCGAAAATTTACGACACCGAGCGCATCGCCCGCATCATTGGCGTGGACGGTGAGGTCGGCATGGCCAAGATCAACCCGATGCAGCCCGAGCCGGTCAAGAAGATTTACGACCAGATGGGCAACGTGATTGAGAAGATTTACAACCCGTCTGTCGGTCAGTACGACGTCGTCATCACGACCGGTCCGAGCTACCTGACGAAGCGCCAGGAGGCCGTCGAGGCCATGGCCAACATCCTCCAGACTAGCCCGCAGCTTTGGCAGGTGGCAGGCGACCTGTTCATCAAGAACATGGACTGGCCGGGCGCGCAGGAGATGGCGGCCCGCTTCAAGAAGATCATCGACCCGAAGGTGCTGGCGGAAGACGACAAGTCGCCGGAACTTCAGTCTGCTGAACAGATGGTCGAGGCGCTCACGCAGCAGTTGAATGAAACCATGGGTATGGTCGAGAACATCCAGAACTCGATGGAGGCCCAAGAGCTTCAGATCAAGGCATACGATGCCGAGACGAAGCGGATCAGCGCCATGCAGCAGGCCATGACGCCTGAGCAAATCCAAGACATCGTCATGGGAACCATCGCGGCTGCGGTGGAGACGGGCGACATCTCGTCTGGCAAGCCCATGATGCCCCAGCCAACCGAAGCACCCCGCGAGATGCCGCTGGGGCCTGAGATGCTTCCTGAAGGAGCGCCCGTATGAGCAACTGCGACAAGTTTCTAGGGATGCTGTTTCTGGCGCGCGACGTGACCCACTCCGCGCACCTGAACACGCGGTCCTACGCCAAGCACAAGGCTTTGGGTAAGTTTTACGACGAAATCATTGAATTGGCGGACAAATTTGCCGAGATGTATCAGGGCAAGTATGGCCTGATCGGCCCTGTCGCGCTGATGTCGGCCGACAAGTCGAACAACGTGACCGAGTTCTTGGAGCGTCAGGCCGAGCAGATCATGAAGACGCGCTATGACATCGTGGACCGCGAGTGTACCCCGCTCCAGAACGTCATAGACGAGATTGTCGGATTGTACTATAAAACTCTGTACAAGCTCAAGTTCCTCGCATAAGGACCGCTACCTATGGGCCTCAAAACCACAACCGTTTGCCTCGGCTATCAGCAGATTACGCCGAACTCCGCCACCAGCCTCACGGTGCCTGCGATTGCGCCGGACGGCTCCAAGCAGCAGGCCACCTTCGCGGTCATCACGCCGGAAATCCAGAACGTGCGCTGGCGGGACGACGGTACGGACCCCACGGCGTCGGTCGGCATGCCGATCTATGTTGGCACGTCGTTCCTCTACGACGGCGACCTGACCAAAATCCGCTTCATCAACACCGTCGCTGGCGGCAAGGTTAATGTGAGCTACTACGCATGATGAACGTCACGGGGGTTCCGCTCAACATTGCTGGCGCGGCCTCCGCGGCCGGCTACATCATCACGGCCGATGCGATCATCACCGAAAGCACGACCACCCGCACGCTGTCGGCTGCCGACAACGGCAAGATCATCTACTGCACCAACGGATCGGCTACGACCATCACTTGCGCCGCAGGGCTGGGCGCTGGCTTCTCCTGCACCATCATCCAAGGTGGGGCTGGCAAGGTCACGGTCGCCGCGGGCGGTCAGACGCTGGTGTCCTACTCCAGCCTCTTCAGCACGATGGGGCAGTACGCGGTCATTTCTCTCATCTGCCCGGTCGCCAACACGTTCGTGGCGGCGGGCAACCTCGGAGTTTAGCCTATGAGTGTAGCTCTTTCGCCCGTCGCTGGCGCCGCTGCGCAGTTTTTTGACAGCAATGGCGATCCGCTTAGTGGCGGAAAGATTTACACATATGACGCAGGATCTACCACACCGCGCGCGTCGTATACTAGCTATACGGGTGGCACCCCACACACAAACCCAATCGTTTTAGACGCCGCAGGTCGTGTACCTGGCGGCGAGGTTTGGGTTACCAACGGTGTTCAGTATAAGTTTGTCGTACGCACTTCTGACGACGTTTTGATCGGTACGTACGATAATCTTGTTTCTATAGTGACAATAGATAACAAGGCGCCTTTTGTTTCCGTAGCGGACTATGGTCCCATCAATACTGCGTCGCTTCTGGCGGCTATCTCCGCCAGCGACTACGTCTTTGTCAATAGCGGTACATACAACGGGCCTATTGACATTGCGCAGTCTAACAAGACCCTGATGATGGGCGACGATGTCGTTTTCTTCTTGCCGAACGGCACTGTAACGTCGTCCCTTGCTACCGGCCCAGCAGTCCTTCAAATCAGCGGAAATAACGTAACTATTCAGGGTGATTTTACCGTCAACGGTAATAAAGCGAACAATGATAGTTCGTCGTTCTCTTCATCCGTTCTTATCGGCAGTCTCAACATTTTAGGTGATAACTGCCAAATATATGGCACGGCTACGGTTCTCGACGCATACTACCGCGGCGTTACGGTTGGCGGCAGCCTGGTGTCTGGCGGAGAAGTGCAGGGTTTTTACGCCAACAAAATCTACGTTGCAAACGCAAACTTCTACTCAGTCATGCTGTGGTCTGTTGTCGATTGGCGTATTGAAGAAGTCCGCGCTACCACTAACGCACCGGGTACAACGCGCGATCAGCGCATTCGCACTGGGACACAGTCTTCTGCTACATCAATCTGCGGGCGCGGGTATATCGGCCTTGCGTACACCGATATAAATTGCGGATTTGTTGGAGAAGCAAAGACGATTGATGTCAGCATTGACACTGTGATGACTGGCGATGGCGGTAAACTGGAAGACTGCACTAACGTCCGCATCGGGCATTGGAACGCATATGATTGTTCTCGCGCGGCAGCACGTACTGCGTTCTTTTTAAACAACTGCGATAACTGTCATGTCGATAGCGTTATCGTAAATAGTTTTAACGATGACGGTTCAAACACTCCCGCCATTTCTTTTAATGGGACTACTTCCTGTAGTGTCGGCTCAATCGTATCTGTCGGCAATCAGACAAACACTCCTAACTCAGAACTTCGTATCCGCCAAGCTGATGGTCTTTATCTTGGTACTGTTGTCCTGCGCGATCCGGTTGGAACCTGCGAAGGGTTTTATTACGATCACGGCTATCCGACGCAGCAAGACATTATTGTTGACGATCTTATCTCGCGTGGTCATACCACTTGGGATATTGTGGTCGAGAACAGAACCCCGATTACCATTCGCAGCTTTAATTCAGATGCGCTAGTCCAATATCCGACGAACACGTACTACCCCAACATCACCGACAAAGACTTCCAAGAAATTGCCGCTTGGTCTCCAACGTATACAACGTCTGGAACTAATTTTACGTCCGTTACATACGACGGGATTACGGGCGCTAGGTACGTTAAACTTGGGAAGTTGGTGCATATATCTGGCATTCTGCGCACTGACGCTATTACGGTCGGTGGGGCTAGCGGAACGGTGTGCATCGGTAATCTACCTTTTCCGGTAAAAAATGATGGCGATGCGTATGCGGCTATTCCCTTGTCCTCGGCGAACAGTTTTGCTGGCGATGTTCCGCTGAATGGCCGCGCAGTTCCTAATACCTCTCGTATAGAACTATACTACCGCACTAGCGTTAATGGCGATGATACAGGCCTGGCCGTTTCCGACCTGAATACAGGGGCTAACTCAAACACTCTTGTTTTTGGCGGCGCTTATGAGACGGATTAAAACAGTATGATTACTCCATCTTACGCAATAACCGCTACAGAACGAGTTCTACCTCGTCTCGCGCTCAACTTTACAACTGGCGTGCTTGATCCGCGCGTGACTGTTACTCGCGCTTTGAACACCGCCACTCGCGTCAACAGCAGTGGTCTTATTGAAACAGTCAACGCTGATCTACCGCGCTTTGACTATGATCGTACAACACTAGCCCCTAAAGGTCTGCTAATTGAAGAAGCACGTACAAACTTGCTTTTGCAATCTTCAGATGCTTCTCAGTCGCCTTGGACGCCAGCGTCAGGCGGCGCGGGCGCTTTAGCGGTTGTAACTGCTGCTGCTGGGATTGCGCCTGACGGTACAAACACTGCCGTTAGAGTTCAGTTCAATTGCACAGATGCGTCTTCGTCAAGTAATCGGTCGCGTATTCAACAGTCCGTAACTGTCGTTAACGGAACTACATACGCCAAGGCGGTGTGGATAAAAGCGTATGACGAAAATAACGTAGGAAAAACCGTTCGTTTTTCTGTTGAAGGCATCGCAAATAACGTTACCCATACACTTACTAATCAGTGGGTCCGCGTTTCCGCGCCAGCCGGCGCCGCCAACACAACCGCAGCCGTTTTTATAGTTGAAACGCGCGGTACCCTTACGACCCAAACTGCTGACGTTCTTATGTGGAATGGCACGGTTGAGGCCGGGGCTTTCCTGACTAGCGACATTATTACTGGGGCAACGACAGCAACAAGAAATGCTGATGTTGCCACCATGACAGGTACTAACTTCAGCGATTGGTGGCAGGCGACGACAGGCGCCGCGGCGGCCCGTGCGCTGCCATCTACCGTATCTGGCACCCGTCCAGTTATTCAGTTTGACGATAATACCGCCGACAACTTCATTACGCTGCGCGGAAACACAACCAACCCGGAACTTTATATCAAGGCCGCCACTGACCAAGCGCAAATTGACGCCGGCACAATTTCGGCAAACACCGCATATACGCTTGCCGGAAGCTGGAACACAGACAGTTGCGCCGCCGCGCTTAACGGCGCCGTCGCAATTACGGATGCCAGCGCAACTATCCCAACGGTCACTCAAGCCCGATTGGGATCGGACGGAACAAACTATTTGAACGGCCATCTTCAGACCGTTCGATACTGGCCTCAACGCTTAATTAACGCAGAAGTACAAGCATTTAGTAAACTTTGACTACCGTAACAAAACATGTTACACATTCTTTGACGACCGTACTGGCCCGGTAGACCAGGATACCGAAAGGTGACGTGAATGAACGAGAACGAACTAGCGGGTGCGCCCGCGCCGGAACCGGAGGCCACGGCCGCCCCCGCGCCCGATGCAGACAATTCTTCGCCGGAACCGAAGCCTGCGGAGGCGCCCAAGACCTTCACACAAGAAGAGCTGGATGCCATCGTAAGCAAGCGTCTCGCAAGAGAGCAACGGAAATGGGAACGCGAGCAGAAGACCAAGGCTCCTGTCGCTCCGGCTGCCCCGCCGCCGGAACCTCTGAAGCCCGACGACTTCACCAACGCCCAGGCTTATGCCGACGCGATGGCCGAACGCAAGGCGCAGGAACTCCTCGCCAAGCGCGAAGCCGAAGCGGAACAGGCCGCGATGCTCGAAGCCTATCAGGACCGTGAAGAGGACGCCCGGAACAAGTACGACGACTTTGAACAGGTCGCCTACAACCCGAAGCTCCCCGTCACGGAAACGATGGCGCAGACCATTCAGGCCTCCGAGATCGGTCCCGACGTCATCTACTGGCTAGGGTCCAACCCCAAGGAAGCCGAACGGATTGCGCGCCTTAACCCGCTCTTGCAGGCACGGGAAATCGGAAGGATCGAGGCGAAGATCGCGTCGAACCCCCCGGCTAAAAAGACCTCAACCGCCCCGGCGCCAATTGCTCCGGTGACGGCCCGTACCGCCTCCGGTACGCCTGCATACGACACCACCGACCCGCGCTCGGTCAAGGCCATGAGCACCTCGGAATGGATCGAACAGGAAAGGCTGCGCCAGATCAAGAAGTACGAGGCACAACGTAGACGCTAGAGAAGGATTTTGTAGTCGGGGAAGTTCTCAGAGAGACACCGCTTACGAATGACAAACCGATGAATACCAGTGGCTTCCGCAGCAGCGGCAAAAGAACGGTACTCTACCCCCAACACGCTACACCGCGTGTTGCGGACGTGCTGTTCCTTACGCCGTTGCTTCGAGGCTTCCGAGTGGCCCGCACGCTTAAAGTACGGGCGTGTTCTGCCAACCAGCGCAGCCCGCTGTTTGGCCTTGGTTTCCTCGGACGTAACGCGCCCGGTGCGGTACTCCCGCAGTTTTGCGCGCGTTTCTTCGGTTCGTTCGTATTTACCAAGTCGCACCAGCATATCGGCGTGGCGGCCGATAAGATGCTCCTGCGGCGTAAGGCACCCCAGATTTTCCAGTCTGTTGTCCGTCTTGTCGCCGTTGATGTGGTGGATGTGTTTGGTCGGATCAAAGCCGTCCATCCAACACATTGCTACCACGCGGTGCAACAAGTGCTTGCTGCCAATACTCAAATATCCGTGCGGATGTTTGCTAGGGGTGTGCGGGCGGTGCTTTCTGAGAACTTTCCCGCAGCGCGAGACGGCGTAATTGTTGTTGAAAACCCGGTATTGAATACCGTCAACTTCAAAGCTAATCACGTTGTAACTCCTTTGGTTAACTACCAAATCATATCTAGCACCACTTAGAGAGAAAGTCAAACATGGCAAATTCATTGCTGACAATTGACATGATCACCCGCAAGGCGCTGGAGATCTTGGAAAACAACCTCGTCATCACCCGCAACGTCAACCGTCAGTACGACGACAGCTTCGCTGTCGAAGGTGCCAAGATCGGTTCGACCCTGCGTATCCGTCTGCCCGACCGCGCTCTGGTCACGGACGGCGCTGCTCTTCAGGTGCAGGACGACAACGAGCAGTTCACCACGCTGACGGTCAACAGCCAGAAGCACATCGGTGTGAACTTCACGTCTGCCGAACTCACCATGCAGCTTGACGACTTCGCTGATCGTGTGCTCAAGCCGCGTATCTCGCAGCTTGCGTCCTCCATCGACGCTGACGTCGCCAATGCCTACAAGGGCATCTATAGCTCTGTCGGCACCCCCGGCACGACCCCGGCCACTTCGCTCGTCCTGCTTCAGGGCCAGCAGAAGCTGAACGAGTTCGCTGCCATGATGCCGAACCGCTACGCGACCGTGAACCCGGCCGCCAACGCTGGTCTGGTCGAAGGCATGAAGGGTCTCTTCAACCCGGTTGACACCATCTCTCGTCAGTTCCGCAACGGTCTGATGGGCGAGGGCGTGCTGGGTTACGAAGAGATCAACATGTCTCAGTCCATCCAGCAGTTCACGACTGGTTCGCGCTCCGGCACGATCACGGTCGATGGCACCATGACGGTGGAAGGCTCCTCGAAGATCACCCTCAACGGCACCACGGGTCATACCCTCGCCGTCGGCGACGTCTTCACGATTGCCAACGTGTACGCGGTCAACCCGCAGACCCGTCAGTCCACTGGTTCGCTCCAGCAGTTTGTCGTCACTGCGGCCAACACCGCGGCGGGCAACAAGTTCACGGACGTCAACATCAGCCCGGCGATCTACACCGCGTCGAACGCTCTGGCCACTGTGAACAGCTTCCCGCAGAACCTCGCCACCGTCACGTTCGTCGGCGCGGCCTCGACGGCCTACCCGCAGAACCTGATCTACCACAAGGACGCCATCTCGTTCGCCACCGCGGACCTGCTGCTTCCGAACGGTGTGGACATGGCTTCCCGCCAGGTGCACAACGGCATCTCGATGCGCGTTGTCCGTCAGTATGACATCAACAACGACCGTATGCCCTGCCGTATCGACGTGCTTTACGGATATTCCGTGATCCGCGCGCCGATGGCCGTGCGTCTCTGGGGCTAACAGGTAAAGATAGGAGAATACGACAATGGCACTTCCTTCTGTTGGTGGCGGCTATCAGTTCAGCGATGGCAACGTCAATGAAGTCAAGCTTGGCACACAGGGTACTCCCGCCGCCGTTCCGGCTGGTAACGCTACCCTGACGTCTGCCCAGCTCGTCAACGGCATCATCCTCGGTTCGCCGGGGTCGAGCGCCGCTGCCTACACGCTGCCGCTGGCGGCCGATCTGGACAGCTATCTGGGCAACGCCCACAATGGCTCCAGCTTCGACTTCTCGGTGATCAACGTGGACGGCTCCAGCTCTGGCGTCATCACCATGACGACCAACACCGGCTGGTCCATCGGCACGTCTGGCTCGCAGGGCCTGATGACCATCGCTGCTACCGCTGGCACCGTGCGTCGCTTCCGCGCCCGCAAGACCGGTGACGCGGCTTGGGCGCTCTACGCGATCTCGTAAGCAACAAGGCGGGCGGTCAACCGCCCGCCTAACCCTTCAAGGAGAACCACATGCCCAATACGAAGCCTGTTGGTGTTGCCTACGAGGACCCGTACCTCGACGGCGCCACAATCGCCAACCCGGTCTACCCGGCCAAGGGCGCGGCGCTGACGGCCGCTCTGACGACCATCACGTCCACGGCTCCCGGTACGGCCGACTATGCCATTCAGGATTTGACCCAGACGACCCCGTTTGGGTTCGTGACCAAGGACGAGGGTAATTCGGTGCTGGCGGTTATCGCCAACCTCCAGACCCGCGTCGCTCAGCTTGAGAGCCGCCTTCAGGCTCTTGGCCTGATCTCGTAACCAGACAGGCGGTCTTCGGGCCGCCTGTTCCTCATAAGGAAAAACAATGGCTGAAATTTACCTGATGCACCACAAGCACGGCATCAAGATTGCCACCATGGAAATGGAAGCGCAGTACGATGAGAGCCACGGCTGGGTGCGGTTTGACCCGGAAGACCTCCATGACGAGGTCATCGAAGAGGTTGTCGAGGAGGCTGTCGAAGCTCCTGCGGCCGACTTGCCAGAGCCGGTGGTTGAGGTTAATGTGCTGTCCGAGGCTCCGCGCCGTCGCGGTCGCCCGCGCGTGACGAAGGACGAATAGCATGGCATCGGCTGGCGACATTATCAATGGCTCCCTGCGACTGATTGGTGTGCTGGCCGAAGGCGAAACGCCGTCTTCCGAGACGGCGCAGGACGCCCTGAACGCGCTAAACCAGATGATCGAGTCGTGGAATACGGAGCGCCTCGCCGTCTTCGCAACGCAGGATCAGGTTGTTAGCTGGCCGCCTGGCGCCCGTTTCCAGACGTTTGGGCCGACCGGCAACATCGTCGGCAACCGCCCGGTTTTGATCGACGACGCGACCTACTTCCGTGATCCGGCCAGCGGCATCTCCTACGGCCTGAAGCTGATCAACCAGCAGCAGTACAACGGCATCGCGGTCAAGACCGTCACGTCCACCTACCCGCAGGTGTTGTGGGTCAACATGACCTACCCGGACATCGAGATGTACGTCTATCCGGTGCCGACCAAGGTGCTGGAGTTCCATATCGTGTCGGTGCAGGAACTGAACCAGCCTGCCAATTTGGCGACCAATCTGGCCTTCCCGCCAGGCTATCTGCGCTGCTTCCGCTACAATCTGGCCTGCGAACTGGCCCCTGAGTTCGGCGTCGAGCCGTCGCGGCAGGTGTCCCGCATCGCCATGACGTCCAAGCGCAACCTGAAGCGCATCAACAACCCTGACGACATCATGGCGCTGCCCTACAGCATCGTCGGAACGCGGCAGCGCTACTCAATATTTGCCGGGAATTTCTGATGAAGTTTGCGTTTGGCATCAATATAGGCTGCGTGCGCCGCTTCGGGGGTTTCAAACAGCCCAATCCGGATCGGTTTGTAGTTGACTTTGATCTCGGCCAGCCACTTATTGTTTTCCTTTCGGACACCCGAAAATCCGCTTTTATTTTTTCGCGGTTTTTGGTTTTGCGCGTTTTCGGCGTTTGTGACTTCGCGGAGATTGCGCAGCGTATTATTCGCGCGGTTTCGGTCAATGTGGTCCAATTGTTCAACAGGCCAGCGCCCGTGCACATGAAGCCATGCGAGTCTGTGGGCCAAATACAGTCGGTCATCAACACGAATGACAACGTAACCGTTCCGCATGACGCACCCAGCGACGCTGCCTTTTCTACATCTACGGCGGCTAATTGCCCATGTAAAAATTCCCGTGCGTGGGTTATAGTCAAGCAATTCACGAACACGTTCCGCCGTCAAACTATGTTCCATATCTGTCCTCCAACCAACACAGTTAATATTAACTGTGTCGTATTAAAAGGTCAAGCCTAATGTCCACTGTTGCCATCTCACAACTTCCCGCTGCACTCACTGCTGATCCGGCAGATGAAATTCCTATTGTCCAGAGCGGCATCACGAAGAAAATCACCAACGCGCTGTTGTTCAGCACCACGTCACTGGCCAGCGCAACTGGGCTTCCGATTGTCGCCGGTACAACCGGAACGCTGAGCGTCGCGCGGGGGGGTACTGGGGTTACCACCTCTACAGGTACTGGAAGCACGGTTCTGTCCAACGCACCGACGCTGGTTACGCCGACGCTTGGAGTTGCGACCGCCACCTCCATCAACAAGGTGGCCATCACCGCTCCTGCAACCAGCGCCACGCTGACGATTGCAAATGGCAAGACGCTGACGGCTAATCACTCGCTGACGCTGGCAGGCGCCGACAGCACAACAATGACGTTCCCGTCCACCAGCGCGACCATCGCGCGGACGGACGCGGCGCAGACGTTTGCGGGCAACCAGACCTTTAGTGGAGCGTTCATTCAGGGCGCACAGGCGCTGTCTGGCGCTGGCGCAGTCAACATCACGCAGCCAGTCACCAAGTTCACGTCTACGGCTACAGGCAACGCGCTGACGCTGGCCGACGGCGTTGAGGGCCAACTCAAGACCATCGTTTATGTGGCAGAAGCCGCTGGTGGCGACACCGGCATTCTTACGCCGACCAATCTCGGCGCCGGAACGACCATTACGTTCAACGCGGTGGGAGATGCTTGCGTGCTCCAATTCCTTGGCTCGGATTGGTGGGCTATCTCGCTCCGTGGCGCAGTGCTGGCTTAACCGATGCAGACGCCGATCCTCGGTTCATCTTATGTGGCTCGCAGCGTAAATGCTGCGGATAGCCGTATGGTGAACTTGTTCCCTGAGATGGTGCCGGAAGGCGGCAAACAGCCCGCCTTCCTGCAACGGTGTCCTGGTCTGTCCTTGCGGACTACAGTCGGCACCGGTCCTATTCGGGGGCTTTGGGAACACGGCGCGTATATTTACGTTGTGTCGGGCAACACGTTTTACCGCGTAACCAGTTCTTTTGCATCTACGGCGCTCGGCACAGTGTCCGGTACTGGGCCTGTCAGCATGGCCGACAACGGCACGCAGATCATGATCGCCGCCGATCCGGCTGGCTACATCTACAACACCTCGACCAACGTCTTCGCGCAGATCACCGACCCGGACTTCCCCGGTGCCTCAGTCGTGGACTATCTCGACGGCTATTTCGTTTTCATTGAACCCAACAGCCAGCGCATCTGGGTGACGGCACTATTGGACGGCACCAGCATTGATCCGCTGGACTTCGTAAGTGCCGAAGGCGACCCGGACAACATCATCAGCATGATCGTCGATCACCGCGAGGTCTGGCTGTTCGGCAACAACTCGACCGAGGTTTGGTACAACGCTGGATTGTCTGACTTCCCGCTTGTGCGTATTCAGGGTGCCTATAACGAGTTGGGTTGCGCCGCGCGTTACTCCGTGGCCAAGATGAACAATCAGGTCTACTGGCTCGGTAAGGACTTCCGCGGTCAGGGCATTGTCTACGTCGCCAACGGATATCAGGGACAGCGCATCTCGACGCACGCGGTCGAGTGGCAAATCCAACAGTACGGCAATATGTCGGACGCTGTGGCGTATACTTATCAGCAGGACGGCCATTCGTTCTATGTGCTGTCGTTTCCGTCTGCGGGCGCAACATGGGTCTACGACGCCACGACCGGCGCATGGCATGAGCGTTGGGCGTGGGAAAACGAGCAGTGGGCGCGGCAGCGCGGCGCGACGCAGGTGTTCTTTAACGGCGAAAATTTGGTTGGAGACTACCAAAACGGCAATCTGTATGCTTACGATCTGGATGTCTATTCCGACAACGGGCAAACGCAGCGCTGGCTGCGGTCGTGGCGCGCGCTGCCGACCGGCGAGAACACGCTTCGGCGCACGGCGCAGTATTCGCTTCAGCTTGACTGCGAGACGGGCGTTGGCCTCAATTTGTACCCGGCGTACTCGGCTGAAGACCTGACGGCTGAAGATGGCGACATTTTGCTAGCGGAATACGCGCAGAACGACCTGACGACCGAAAGCGGTGAGACATTGACGACCGAGGCAAACGATGGGTTGGAAACGATTGCCGACAATCCAAACCCGCCTTACGATTTTACACCGCCCGTGTACCTGACCACGACCAGCTATCCGGCAGCGCCTGGTTACGATCCACAGGTCATGCTTCGCTGGTCCGACGATGGTGGCCACACTTGGTCGAATGAGCACTGGCGGTCGATGGGCAAGATCGGCCAGTTCGGTTACCGCACCATTTGGCGCCGCCTTGGCATGACGCTCAAGATACGCGACCGCGTCTACGAGGTATCTGGCACCGACCCCATCAAGATCGCCATCATGGGGGCTGAACTACAGGCGAGCGGCACCAGTGGTTAACATCACCAACATCACCCCGCCGCGCGTACCGCTGACGGACCCGCGGACGGGGCTGATCGCGCGTGAGTGGTATCTGTTCCTGTTGAGCCTGTTCAACCAGACGGGCGGCAGCTTGGTGTCGCTGGAAGACATCCAGAAGGGACCTGTCACTGAGGCGGGTTTTTCTGATACGTCAGAACTGGACAAGCAGATCATGGGCCTTCAGATGGCCCCGCAGCCGGAACTCGGCACCATGGCGTCGGTCCAGCAGGACAACGTACGCTTCCTGCGGTTCTCCCGCAACCCCTCGCCGCCGGTCGTGTCGGACGTCGGTGTCATGGCGTGGAACACTGCGGACCAGACGCTGAACCTCGGCATGGAGTACGGCGTCACCCAGCAGATCGGGCAGGAGACTTACGCTCGCGTTGGCAACACGACCGGCGTTACGATCCCGAACGGCTCGGTCGTCGGCTTTGCTGGCGCTACGACCGACGCCCTTCTGGTTGCGCCCTATCTGGCGGACGGCTCCACACCGACGCTCTACATCCTCGGCGTCATGACGCACGACCTGCCGGATAGCGGCGACAAGGGCTATTGCTGCACCTGGGGTTTCGTGCGGGGCATCGACACCAGCGCGTTCAGCGCAGGCGACATCCTCTACGCCAGCCCAACCGTGGCGGGCGACCTGACCAACGTCAAGCCCACAGCGCCGGACAACGTCATCCCGCTAGCCGCTTGTGTGGTGTCTGACGCGACCAACGGCGTCATCTTCGTCCGGCCGACCATTGAGCAGGAGCGGTATTACGGCGAGTTCTACAACACCACGGGCGTGACGCCTCTGTCCAACAACACCGCCTACGCCATGGAGTGGGACGGCGCTAGCATTGCGGACGGCGTCTCAATAGCCGGTACACCTGTCACGGAACTTACAGTGTCGGAAAGCGGGTTGTATCAGTTCAACGCCCGCGTTCAGTTTTCGTCCGGTAACTCCAGCATTAAAAGAGCATGGGTCTGGTGGCGGCTGAACGGGATTACAGATTACCCCAACAGCGCGGTGATCGGATCGCTGTCTGACAGCAGCGGCTATCTGGTGGCGCGCAACTCTGAGTTCTTTTCGCTTGCCGCAAACGACTATATTGAGTTGATGTGGGCGGTAGACGATACGGATTTGGCGCCGACCAGCGTCGCCGCAACAGCGTTTGCCCCGGCTGCTCCGTGCGCAGTCGTTGAAGTTACGCAAATTCAGCAGTAGGATGACGCCATGACCGTCACTGTTAAGACACTCGTCCCCGCCCAGACCGCGAACAACACGCAGTCCACCGTCTACACGGCCACGGGCGTGACGGCCATTATCGACAAGTTCACCGCCACCAACTACTCGTCCAGCGCGGCGACGATCAGCGTCAACTTGGTCAACCCTGCCGGATCGGCCGGTAACGACAATTTGATCGTCAAGACCAAGACGCTCCAGCCATCCGAGACGTATACATTCCCCGAACTGGTCGGTCACGTCCTGTCACCTGGCGGGTTCATCTCGACCCTTGCCGGAACGGCGTCTGCCATCAACATCCGCGTGTCTGGCCGCGAGGTGACGTAATGGACGAGGCGGCGCAATCCCTCGTTGTACACTTTCAAGAGTTGGACCTGCCGCCGGAAGCGATTGCTTGGCTGCTGGACGTCTGGCAGATGATCCAGTCGCTGGACGACGTGGCGGATGGCGACGTCATCGACCGCCCAAGGCTGGACGGCACCATCTGGGCGTCCCTCGTCACCATGCCCGCCAATCCCTTCTATCTCGCCAACGCGCAGGCGTTACAGACCGGGCTGGCCCTGCTGGTCCTCAAGTGGCAGGCGTCGGATGACGCCGAGCGGGAGGACAAGGCCGACGCCCGGTCGTTCATGTGGCGGGCTGGCTATTATGATCTCATCCTGCTGGTTGTCCTTTTGACGAAAGGGCACGCAGGTGCTATGAAGAACGCCATGAAGGTGATGCACCTCTATGGTGAGACACTGCACGAATACTTGAAGGAGTTTTCCTGATGCCCGCACCAGTCGTAGCCGCTATTGCAGGTGCTGCCACGCTCGGCAGCGCAGCCATCGGTGCCATCGGCGCAAGCAGCGCTGCGGACAAGCAGAAAGATGCCGCCAAGAAGGCATCCAAGGCTCAGCAGCAAGCACTTGCCCAACAGACCGAACTGGCCAAGCCTTATGTTGAGGCGGGCAAGAACGCGCTGGCCGAGTACCAGAAGCTGGCGCCGTACACGCCGTTTGGCATGTCTCAGTTTCAAGCTGACCCCGGTTACCAGTTCCGCATGTCGGAAGGCATGAAGGCGCTGGAACGCTCGGCCGCTGCCCGCGGTCTGCTCCAGTCTGGCGGCACGCTGAAGGGCATTCAGCAGTACGGCCAGAACCTTGCTAGTTCCGAATACGAAAACGCCTTCAGCCGCTACCTGACCCAGCGCGAGGCAGCGATGGACCCGTACCGTTATCTGACGGGCGTCGGTCAGGCCGCTGCGGCCGGTCAGGCCGCCAATGTCGGTACGGCAGGCACTAATCTGGCTAGCCTCGCTGCGGCGCGCGGCGACATCGGTGCCGCGCAGGCGATGGGTACGGCGCAGGCGTTCAGCGGTGCGCTCGGCAGCATTGGTCAGGGCGTCAGCAGCTATTACGCCAACCAGCCGTATCAGAATTATCTGGCGTCTATTACGCCGCAAGGCGTTTACTGAGGTGGACCATGCCGCTCGATCCTAGCATCATCGCAAACTCCATGACCAACATCACGTCGGCCATGCCGGACGTCAGCAACCTGATGGCGCAGCGTGCGCAGGGCATGGAGAACATCTACAAGATCGAACGGCAGCGCGAGGCGGACGCTCAGGCCGCGGCGCAGGCACAGGCTGAAGAACTGACGGCGGCGCTGTCGCCTGCCGTCGCTGCGGCGTTCTCGGACCCCAGCGACGAAGGCTTGAGCGCAGCGCTTGGCATGGTGCCGGAACAGTACCGCAGCGCAGCGCAGGCGCAGCTTGACCAGCTTCGCAGCATTGGCGACCTCAACCAGCGCAAGAATATCATGCGTGCGGCCTTGGTGCAGGATGATGTCGGCCAGCGTCTGCTGGCCCAGCTTGAGCCGACCGCCAACATGCGCCTTCAGGCCGACACCGCTGCTTCAGCGCAGGCGTTGAAGAGGCGTGAGTTGCAGTTGCGCGAGGCACAGGTGCAGGCGGCCAAGCAGGCTCCGATCAGCACACAGCAGCCGCCGAAAGAAACGGCGGAAGAAGTCAAGAAGCGCTTGGCAGATGAAAAGCGCGCCAAAGACCTTGATCTGGCTATCGGTGAAGTCGAAACTATCATGCAGCCCGGCGGTTTGATTGACCAAGCTACAGGCAGTTACATTGGCAATCTAGTGGATACGGCGGCAGCGACTATCGGCGCGGGTACGGAAGGTTCAGCGGCTATTGCGCGTTTGGCGCCGATTGCTGATCTTGTGCTCAAGATGGTGCCGCGCTTTGAAGGTCCGCAGTCCAACTTTGATGTGCAGTCTTACAAAGACGCCGCGGGCAATCTGGCTAACCCTAATGTGCCAGTCAGCGTTAAAAAAGCAGCGGCGACCGAGATTGTTCGGTTGTTCCGCAAGTACCGCGACCAGTTTGAGTACGCTGGCGAAGGCGCTGGCGCATCCGCGGCGGACGAAGAAGCACCCGGCGTCATTGATTTTGGCGACTTAGAGGATTGACAATGGACGTTCGGCTTCCAGACGGCACAGTCATCAAGAACGTTCCCGAAGGCACGACCAAGCAGCAGCTTTTGCAGAAGCTGGAGGCAAAGGGTTACGACGTCAAAAAGTTGACTGCACCGAAGCAGCCGAAAATCGAACGGCCGCCTGCGCCTGAACCGACTTACGCCGAACAAGCCGCCGATTTCGGTCGCGGTGTGCTGCGCGGCGCTGTTTCGACAGCGGACATCATTGCCGAGGCCGTACCCGGCACTGCCGCCATGATCGCGTACCCGTTCCGCCGTGCGGCTGGACTGGTGACGGGCGAGACGGCGGAAGACATCGCAGCCAGTCAGGAACGTGTGCTGGGTGCTACCGCGCAGCCGATTGGCCGCATGACAGGCGTTGCCGAGACGCCGGAGTACCAAGAGAACGCACTGCGTCAGGCAGTTACTTACGTTGCAGAGAACCTTGACGAGGGTGCCGACTATCTGGCCAAGGCCACGGGCTTGCCTAAGTCCGACGTCGCCAACATGATGCAGGTCGCGCTGTCTGCAACTCCGGCCAAAGTTCCGGGTGCAAAGACAGCCAAGAAAGTTACGTCGGCCACCATCAACAAGATGCGCGACGTCATCGACCCCAAGACCGCGTTCTACCGCGATATTGCAGAGGGGCGCGGAGCCGAACTGATCCGCGCTGCCCGCACGCCGGAAGCTGAAATTGTCCCCGGCGTCCGCCCGACCTTCGCGCAGGCGACGGCCGAGGTTGGACTGCCGCGTGTCGCGGCTGTTGGTGAGCAGGCGGCGCGGCTCCAGCCGACCGAAGCTATCCGACTGCGCGACATTCAGGAAGCCGGGCGTGTGGGCGAACTGCGCGCGATTGAACAGACGCCGGAAATCCGCGCTAGGGCGGAAGAGGCGCGCGCGCGTCGGTCTAAACCACTCTACAAGGCCGCTGAAGAAGCTGGCGACGTTGTGGACGTCACGCCGACGCTGGATTACATTGACAGCCTAATCGAAATTAGCCCCGGCAATCCTCAACTGTTGTCCGAGTTGCGTAAGGTGCGCAAAGGACTTACCAAGCGCGAATTGGATGAAAGCGGCAGTCCGGTTCTAGTTCCGCGCACAAACGCTAAGGAAATAGCCTCGACGCTGGATGGCCTCAAGACGGCACTGGCAAAAGAAGACAACACCTTTATTAAGGACCAGCTTACCACCATCAAGGACGACCTGACCGAAGCCATCCCGTCGATGAAGAAGGCGCAGGAAGCCTTCCGCAAAGGCTCCAAGCCGATCAACCAAATGGACATCGGCAAGTACCTGCGCGAGAAGCTGGAGACGGCGCTGCCCGAAGGTCGTCAGCGTCCTGGCGTATTTGCCGAAGCGGTGCGCAATGCTCCGCAGACCATCAAGCGCGCCATCGACAGCAAACCGCGCTACTCTGAACTGACCGAAGTGTTGTCGCCTCCCCAGCAGGCGCGCGTTGATCGTGTCATGCAAGACCTGTCCCGCGACGCGCGGGTGCAGGAACTGGCGCAGTTGGGCCGCGAGACGGCGCCCGAACTGGCGCGTCCAGCAGGCCGCTTCTCCCTGCCGCCGTTGCTGGACCGCGTGGCAACCATCGCCAACGAAATCTTGCGGCGTCTTGAGGGCAAGATCAACGACAAGATGGCAATGGAGATTGCCATGGAGTTCTTGGATGCTGAACGCGCCGCAGCCGCTCTGGAAACGGCCTTGAAGCGGTCGGGAAGCCGCGGCGGTGCAGCGCCTGCTCGTCGTTCGTCTGGTCCGGTGTCGCGCGCGGTCAAGCGTGCGCCGGTTGTCACCGCGCCCAATACGATGTCCGAAGAAAACCGCAACTCAATGGCTAGGTGACGTGCCGTGTTTGATGATCAAGCGATGAAGGTGCTGAGTGCAATCATGCAGTGGGTTGTGGCCCCTGTAGCGGCATTCGTGTGGGTGCTGTATCAAAAACAGCAGAACCACAGCACCGACATCGCTGTACTCAAGGCCGAGACGGCCAGTGCACGGCTGGCGCATGACCGCGAGATCAAGGAAATTCGGGAGACGAGCCGCGCCATCATGGCGAAGCTCGACAGCATCGAGGAGGCCCTGCGCAAGTGAAACTCAACAGCACCTCTTTCTCCCGGCTCAAGGGCGTCCATCCTGACCTCGTCCGCGTTGTACTGCGTTGCGCCGAGGACTGGGCGGACCCCGCGACCGGCTTCATCGTCACGCAAGGGCTGCGCACGTTGGAAGAGCAGAAGCTCCTGAAGGCCAAGGGTGCCTCCAAGACGCTGCGCTCGCGGCACCTCAAGGCGCCAAACGGATACGCGCACGCCGTCGATCTGGCCTGCACGCTGAAGGGTCAGGTGCGCTGGGATTGGCCCATGTACGACAATCTGGCCAAGCGCATGAAAGCCGCCGCCAAGAAGGAGAAGGTGCCGCTGGAGTGGGGCGGCGACTGGGTTTCTCTGAAAGACGGACCGCATTTTCAACTGCCATGGGCGCAGTACCCAGGCACCAAAGCAGGAGCAAAGTGAATGGAAATGACTGCACATAAGGCGGTTGCCGCCTTCCTGACGAGCCTTGTGACCCTTGTCGCCATGTTCGGCATCTCGACCGGCTGGGTGACGCCGTCCCTGATCGACAGCGTGTCGGTCGTGCTGGGCGCGGTGCTGACCGCCGTCGTCACCTACATGGTCCCGAACAAGCCCAAGGCATGAGCTGGCTTGAGATCGCCGCCATCGTCGTGCTGTTCATCGGCATCGGCGCTGGCGGCTATCTTGTCGCCCAGCGGCCGACCTTCTGGTTCGGGCTGGGCGTCGTCATGTTCAAGGCAGCGTGGCCCTACCTGTCGCGGCGTATGACGCCGGAGCAGGAGAAGGCGATGCAGGACTGCCATCGTCGGGGTGGTCAGTGGGACCACATTCGGAAACGCTGTAAGCGTTGACGATCAACTGGGCATAACCCGCGATGTCCCTCCAATGGTCCACCTCATGCGGGTTGCCCGACAAAATCCGCCCGATTTTGCTGGCCAGCATCTCCAGCGTTTCGCGCTGCATGTCGTCGAGGTGCTTCCAGTTCTTGCCCCCGCGCAGGGTATCCTTCAGCGCCTGCGCCATTGAGGCGACATCGTCGTAAGAGCCGTGGGTCTTTTCGCGTGCGTCCAAAACGTCATTTACCACTGATCTTCTCCATGATTTCCTTCCGTTCCCGCTGCGCCCGGAGCGTTGTATACCGCTGGTGGATACGGACGGCGTAGGTCGCGCGCTTGTGGACGTTCACCTCGTCGTCCAGCATCGCCTTCACCTGGTCCTCCGTCCGCATGGACAGCAGCACGTTCAGGTCGTGCCATGCACTTTTCATCCTTTTAGCTCCTCAAGGGCCACGTCAGAGATTGCCCGCTTGTCGGCAAGCGCGGCCCAAATGCGCTCGTCGATGGTCTTGTTGGTCAGCAGGACGTAGACCCACACGTCGCGCTCCTGCCCGCTGCGGTGCAGACGGCCGACGACCTGCTCGTAGAGTTCCAGCGACCACGGCAGCGACAGGAACACCATGCGGCAGCCGCCGTGCTGGAGGTTGAGGCCGTGGCCTGCCGATTTGGGGTGGACCGCCAACAGCGGTATCTTGCCCTTGTTCCAACGCTCAATCACGTCCGGGCCGTCGTCCAGCGTCCACAGCGTGCCGGGATAGCGGCGCTTCAGTTCCGCCAGTTCCTCGACGAAGTTGTAGACGATCAGGGTGTTGGCCCGCTGGTTGCCCTCCAGCACCTCGTCCAGCAGGTCGAAGCGGTGCGTCGAGAACCAATGCGGGGCCTTGACCGTCTTGAACTGGCCGGGGCTGTCGGACGCCTCCGTCACCGTGTCGTACACCCAGCCGCCCGCCATCTGCTGGAGCTTGGTCGTGACCGCGGCGGCGGACAGGGCAGTGATGTCCTGCCACATGAACTCGCGCTTCATCTTGTCGTATGGCTCGCGGTCGGGCATGTCACAACGCATCTCGACCACATGGCAAGGCGGCAGCTTGTCCTTGTAGACGCCAGGTTCAAGGACGAAGGTAGCCGGACGGATGCGGGTCATGACTTGCTCCAGCGCGCCCTTGCGTGGCATCCACTCGCCAAAGTCGCGGTTGATGCAGACGAAGTACTGCTGCATGAAGGCCCCCTTGGTGCGGCCCAGCAGCTTCTCATCCACCACCTTGCACTGGCCGAACACGTCCTCAAGGCCGTTCGATGTGAACGAGCCGGTCAGGCCCCAGCGCACCGGGAAGCGGTCGAGCACCTTGAGGAGCGCCTTGAACCGCTTGCCGGACGGGTTTTTGAGCCGCGTCAGTTCGTCGAATACGATCCCGTCGAACTGGCCATCCGGCAGCTTGTCGAGGTTGTCGTAGTTGAACACGACGATGTCCGTCTTGGCCTCGAAGGCCGCGCGGCGCTGGGCAGCGGTGCCGATAGCGACCGACATCGTCAGGCTTGGCGCCCACTTCTTGATCTCTACCGGCCAGACGTCCGTACAGACCCGCTTGGGAGCGACGACCAGCCAGCGCTTGGCGTGGCCGTCCCGCTTCATCTCGGCCATGGCCGACAGCGTAATGGCGGTCTTGCCAGCACCGACCGGCGCCAAGATCATGGCGCGGTCACGCTCGTACAGGAACGTCACCGCGTCGTTCTGGTATGGTCTGAGGGTCAGCCCCATTGTGCTGCCATCGCCGCGGCGATGCCCTTGTAGGTGCGGCTGCGCTCCTTCCAGCGGTCAGGGCTGGGCGGCATCTTGTGGACGCGCGCCTCGCGGCCTTCAACGATGTTGGTCGGCGTCAGTTTCGGCAGGTTCTTGAGCCACAGGCAAGTTGCCTTTGTCTCACCGTGGCCATATTGCCACGGCTGGATGATCTGGTCCGGCTTGCGAATGCGGCTTGATACGATGCTGATCGGGTTTTCCAACGCGATGCGCGGGATCGGGGCATCAAGAAGCAGGCGCACGAAGTCGAGCGCTTCGGCCTGTTCGGCCAACTTGTCCTTGAACCAACGCGCGCCGCTGACAGCCAGATGCGTGCACGGCGGATGCGCAATCATCAAATCCCATCCGTCATGCAGAACGTCGCGCACGTCGCCTTGATGGTGCGCCCCCGGCGTTTCCGTTGGCAGCAGGTCACAGGACAAGGCGTCATGGCCTGAACGCAGGAACGCATCCCGCACTACTCCTGAGTATTCGCAAGCGACAAGGACGCGCGCCATTCATCTATCTCCGTTTTTGTCCATAGTGTCGTGTAGTTTTGCTTCAGTTCCTTCATGCGGGCCGCGAACAGTTTCTGCAACGGCGACAACCGTCCGGTCGGGGCTTTCAACTCCACGAACCAGACCGATCCGTCAGGCAGACACGCGATGCGGTCGCTGACGCCCCGGTGGTTGCGCGAGTTGAACTTGTAGGCCGTCCCGCCCATGCGTTCGACCGTCCAAACGAAATACTTCTCGATGTGACTTTCACCGCCCATGCCCCTGTCTACCAAACAATCATTGACAGGTCAACAAACATTCTGTAGTGCCCGGGCAAATCACAGGAGACGACATGGCAGCACACTCAAATATCGTCGGCGGATCGACCGCCAAGCGCGTCATCGCTTGCCCCGGCAGCGTGGCGTTGGTCCAGAAGATGCCGCCTAAGCCGTCCAGCAAGTACGCCGACGAGGGCACGCTGCTGCACCACGTCATCGCGGCGGTGCTGGAGACAGGCAAGCCGCCGGAGGATTTTCTCGGTACAGTCTATAACGGCGTTGAACTGACCGAAGACCGGCTGGAGCGCAAGCTGCTGCCCGCGCTGGCGGCGCTCGATGAGATCGATCCCGACAAGATGATGGAATACGATGTCGAAAAAGTTGTTGGGTTTGGTCACGTTCTTCCTGGCGTTTTCGGGTCCGCTGATCTTGTTGGTCGTATTGGCGACCGTGGCATACTGGTGGACTGGAAGTTCGGAGACGGCGTCGCCGTCGAGGCGGAGGAGAACCCGCAGGCGCTCTTTTACATCGCAGCCGCCATGCACACGACGACAACGGCTTGGGCGTTCAGGGACGCTGCGGCGATTGACGTCTACATTGTTCAGCCGCCGTATGTGAAGAAGTGGACTACCGACATCGCGCGCGTCAGGCGCTTCGAGGCCGAGCTTGTTCTCGCCGTGCGGGCTGCCGAGCAGCCGGACGCGCCCTTGAAGACGGGCGATCACTGCCGCTGGTGCGCCGCCAAGTCGGTCTGTCCGCTGGTGACGGGTGCCGTCGAGCGCGCCGACCGCGCTGCGCTCAAGACGGTGAACGTCGATGATCTGGCAGCCGCGCTCGACAAGATCGAGGTGCTGGAGGGCTGGATCAAGGACGCCCGCGAGATGGCGCAGACGCTGCTGGAGAACGGCGTGGACGTGCCGGGCTACAAGCTGGTCGCCAAGCGGGCAACGCGGCAGTGGGTTGACGAGGCAGCGGCCTTGACAGCGCTCAGCGAAGCAGGGCTAAATGCGACAGAATTGACGGAACTGAAATCTCCGGCGCAAGTTGAGAAGGTGCTGAAGAAGCACAAGATCGACATGCCAGAAGGTCTGATCAGTTCCGTCTCAACGGGTAACACTCTGGCAAACGCGGACGACCCGCGCCCAGCAGCGTTACAGATCGGCGCACGTCTTGTGGCCGCTCTTGGTAAACTAGTCTAAACAGGAGAAGACAATGAACGACATCGTAAACTTTGTTAACGCCAAACTCCCCTCCGTCCAGAACCTGTCCTCCGCGCTGCGCTCTCTTGAGAGCGAGGTCGGCGGCACTGGCATGGCGATCCTCAAGATGGACAAGACCGGGCATTGGGTGTTCGGCGCTGACCAGACTGAGGTCGAGGACGACAGCACTTGGGCAGTCAATCCGTTCTCGTTCGTCCACGGCTATATCGCCTGGGGCGAGGGTGACGTGCTTGGTGAGAAGATGGTGCCGGTGGCTGAGCCGCTGCCGGAGATGGACGTGCCGCCACCCGGTGCCAAGCGTGGCTGGGAGTTGCAGGTGGGCATGAGCCTGAAGTGCATGGGTGGCGACGACAAGGGGCTGGAGGTGACGTACAACGTGACCTCCGTGGGCGGCAAACGCGCCGTCCAGAAGCTGGCCCTTGACATCGCCGCGCAGGTCGAGAAGGACCAGACGAAGCCTGTGGCTGTGGTGCGCCTCAAGAAGGAGCACTATACCCACAAGTCCTACGGCCGCATCTACACGCCGATCTTCGAGATCGTGTCGTGGATCGGTCTGGACGGTCAGGCTGACGAGACGCCCGCGAGTGATCCGGCAGCGGACGCTGCCCCTGTTCGCCGCCGTCGTAGCGCGTAAGCGGGCCAGGGGGGTGGGCGTCAGCCTGCCCCCCGACCACCATGAGCATCCTTTGGGTTGACCTAGAAAGCCGCAGCCGCTGCGATTTGCCGAGCCGCGGTGTGTATAATTATGCGCAAGACCCCAGCACCGAACTGCTGTGCATGTCCTACGCCTTCGACGATGAGGACGTCACCACATGGACGCCAAACCAGCCGTTCCCGACGCGGGTGGCACTGCATCGCGGGCAAATACGCAGTCATAATGCTGCCTTTGAGAGATTATTTTTCTGGTATGTTATCTGTCCCGACTTCGGTGTGCCGGAGCCCGCGCTGGAGCAGTTCTATTGCACTGCAACACAAGCCCGCGCCAACTGCGCGCCGGGCAGCCTTGAAGACGTCGGCCGTTTCGCTGGCGCCAGCATGAAGAAGGACCATCGCGGCGCGGCGCTGATCCGTGCGCTGTCGATCCCGCAGGCCAACGGGCAGTTCCGTGAGGACGCCGACCTGATGGCCGAGATGATCCGGTACTGCGAGACGGACGTCAAGGCCATGCGGGCTATCTCTCAGTCCATGCGCGACCTGACGGACGAGGAACTGGCCGACTATCACGTCAACGAGCGCATCAACGACCGCGGCGTCAAGCTGGACGTGCCGCTAGCACAATCTGCTATCACCTACGCGGCGGCCGAGTTGGAAGATATCGAGGCCACGTTTCAGGAGATCACTGGCCTCAGCAGCATCCGCAGCCCCCGCATGAGGGAGTGGGTCTGGGAGCGTGTCGGGCCGGAGGCCCGCAAGATCATGACAATCCACAAGGACGGCGAGGCGAAGGTCAGCATCGACAAGGCCGTGCGTGCAAACCTGCTGGCAATGGAAAACCCTGATGAAGTACCCCCGGAAGTCCGTGAGGTGGTGCAGTGCGCGGACGATGTCTGGGCATCGTCCGTGGCGAAGTTTAGCCGAGCCGAGGCGCTTAGCGATGATCAAGACTGTCGCGTCCGGGGTGCGTTTGTATTCGCTGGGGGTTCTGCTACAGGACGAGCTTCGAGCTATGGCCTCCAGGTCCACAACTTTCCCCGACGATGCGCCGACGAGCCTGAATTAGTCCGGCAGGCCATGGTGCGCCGGCACTCCATTGTGCCGCAGTTCGGCAAGCGGGTGACGGACGTGCTAAAGTCCATGCTGCGGCCGTCGCTGATCCCCGACAAGGGCAAGTCCTTCGTCGTGGCCGACTGGTCATCCATAGAGGCTCGCGTCACGCCGTGGTGCTCAGGCCCTGACGGCGATGAGAAGCTCGACCTGTTCCGCAATGGCGCTGACGTCTACAAGGTCAACGCAGCCGCAACGTTCCGGTGCAGCGTGGACGAGGTGACGAAGGACCAACGCCAGGTCGGCAAGGTGCAGGAACTTGCCTGCGGGTTCGCCGGCGGCGTCGGCGCGTTCAGCGCGATGGGTCGCGTCTATGGCATCATCATGCCCGAGAGCGAAAGCCGCAAGATGGTGGACGCATGGCGTCGTGCCAACCCGTGGTCAGTGCCTTATTGGTCTGAATTAGAGGTTGCTTATACACGCGCCATCCGCAATCCGAAGACGATCATGCCCGCTGGACGTGTCAAGTATTATTTCGACGGTGTTCATCTTTGGTACTCGTTGCCGAGTGGCCGCGTTCTCTGTTACCCTTACGCTCTTATCGAAGAGGATGGCGTGACCTACGCGAAAGCATCGTGGAAGCCGGCAGCGGACGCCAAGCAGTGGCCGCGCGCGCGTCTTTGGAAGGGCCTTGCGTGCGAGAACATCACGCAGGCCGTGGCGGCCGACATCCTCCGCCATGCGCTGCGGCGCTTGGATGCGGAAGGCTTTGCAGTCGTATTGCATTGCCATGATGAGGTCTTGCTGGAGTGCGACAAAGCAGACGCCGAACGTTCTAAAGACATATTAGTCGATATTATGTGTACGCCGCCTGATTGGTGTGCTACGTTACCCTTGGGCGCTGAAGCGTCCGTTATGGCTCGTTACGGGAAAGGGTGACTTGTGGTTACGCAAGAGAAGCTTAAAGAGTTATTTGTCTATGAAGCGGATACAGGCTTGTTTATCCGCCGCAAAGCGGTAGGGCGCCACGGTCGTCATAAAGCGCTGACCGTTGCCGGTACGCGGCAAAATCACGGCTACATCGTTTTGAATATAGACGGCCGCCGGTACATGGCGCATCGTTTAGCGTGGCTGTACCACTACGGTCAGTGGCCAAATAACGACATAGACCACATCAACGAAGTGAAAAATGACAACCGCATATCAAACCTGCGCGAAGCGACGCGGGCGCAGAACATGCAGAATGTGCGAAGGCATAAGCATAACACAAGTGGATACAAGGGCGTATCTTGGATGCCCGCCCGGCGCAAATGGCGAGCATACATTTTCGTAAACTACAAACAGCAGCATATAGGTCTGTATAATTCGCCTGAAGAAGCGCGCGACGCGCGCGCAAACGCAGAAGAGCGACTTCATTCGCATCGTAGCGGAAAGGGCTGAGCATGAATAACAGCGTTGTGCTGGTATCCGGCGCCGCAGCGGTACTGCGGTTTTTCTGTCTGCGAGGTTGTCAGCACCAACTCAGAGTTATCCGCAAGGCCTCAAGTATAGGCGCACTGGTGGCCCTCAGTCTAACCACCAGTGCGCAACTTGCCCAATAAGAACACGAGGAAACAACATGATCGACCTTTTGGAATACCTGACAGGGCTGGCCCCGGCCGGTGAGACGGCGCTCATCGTGCGCCAGAAGCCCGTCATGCGTGACGGCGAACAGGCGACACACCGCGACGGCACGCCCAAGTTCACATGGCCCGCGTTCCTGCCCAGCCACAAGCGCAAAGACGGCGAGAGCTGGTTTATCAACACCGGCTGCTTCATCGCGGAACGTTTCACCGACGGCAAGCCGTCCGCCTCCGCAGCAAACTGCGAATATGTCCTCTTCATGATGCTTGACGACATCGGCACCAAGTCCAAGGAGCCGCCAGTCCCGCCGACGTGGGTCGTCGAGACGTCGCCCGGAAACTTCCAATGGGGTTACGCCTTCTCGGAACAGCCAACCAAGGGCGAGTTCGTCGCCGCCATCACCGCCATTGCAGAGGCAGGCTATACCGATCCCGGCGCCACCAACGCGGTGCGGAACTGCCGTTTGCCAGGTTCGCCCAACCTGAAGCCCGGCAAGGACGGCTTCCTTGCCCGTCTGGTCGAGTTCCATCCGGGCCGCGAGTATACGCTGGCCGACATCTGTGCCGGTCTGGGCGTGACGCCCGGCCCCGCCGAGGGCGCCAGCATCCAAGGCATCAAGCTCCGCGACACCGGCACCGACAGCGTGCTCCGCTGGCTGTCTGATCAAGGGCTGGTGCTGTCTCAGGTCAACCAAGAGGGCTGGTGCGGCGTCGTTTGCCCGAACCATGCCGAGCATACGGACGGCCAGATTGAAGCGCGGTACTCACCGATCAACCGCGCGTTTTGCTGCTATCATGCGCATTGCGACCACCTCGACAGCAATGCGTTCCTTGCATGGGTTAGCGAACAAAACGGGCCGACAGTTCAACCAGGCTTCCGTGAGGAGCTAGTTGCTGAGCGCATGGCTAAGGTGGCGGAAGCGATCCAGCCAACGCGGGAGTTCCCTGACGTGGCAGCCGAGGTCGTGGCCGAGGTGGACCGCAAGGAACTGGGCCGTTTGACGAAACGCGAGTGGTTCACCCGGTTCGCCTACGTCGTCGAGGACGGCACTTACTTCGACATGATCGACCGTTGCGAGATGACGCGATCCGCCTTCAACGCAGTGTTCCGTCACGTCGATTGCAAGTCGATCCACACGAACCGCCAGATCGAGCCGTCCGTCTGCTTCGACGAGAACCGCCAGGCGGCGGGCGGGCGTGTGCTGCGCGGCGTCACCTATGCCGCGGGCGAGAGCGTGCTGGTGGCGCGCGACGGCGACGTCTACGGCAACCGCTGGGTTGATGCCCGGCCTGACCTGTCTGGCGTCGCCAGCGGCGCGGACGTCACGCCGTGGCTCGACCATGCCAAGCTGCTGATCCCCGACGACGTCGAGCGCGAGCACGTCCTCGACGTCATGGCGTACAAGCTCCAACACCCGGAGGTGAAGATCAATCACGCGATCCTGCACGGTGGCGATGAGGGCTGTGGCAAGGATACGCTCTGGTATCCGTTCATTTGGAGCGTCTGCGGGCCAGGCTTGCGCAATCGCGGGCTGGTGGACGCTGACGGCATTAACAGCCGTTGGGGCTACGCCTTGGAAAGCGAAATCCTGATCCTGAACGAGTTGAAGGAGCCGGAAGCGAAGGAGCGCCGCGCGCTGTCCAACAAGCTGAAGCCCATTATTGCGGCGCCGCCCGATACGCTGACCATTGAGCGCAAGGGTCTGCACCCATACGACATGGTCAACCGTTTGTTCGTTCTTGCCTTCACCAACGATCCGGTGCCGCTGTCGCTGCCGTCTCAGGATCGGCGCTGGTTCTGCATCTGGTCGCACGCGCCCAAGATGGCCAAGGCTGACGCCGCGGCGCTGTGGAAGTGGTACAAGGGCGGCGGCTTGCAGGCGGTCGGGCGCTGGCTGGCGGATCGTGACG